GTGGCTTTTCCAACCAACGTGTGGCCGAACATACAAGCCTACTTCTCGCGCCCTGTAATCGTTAACGGCCGCCAGCGCGCCATGCTGGAATATGGCGTGGACTATGTTGTTGGCGAGACGCGCCTGCCCTCCCACTTCCGCTTGCCGCGCTATCCGGTTTCCTACGCCAAACACTCGGTCATCTTCCGAAACGGCGCGCATCTCCAACTGGTGAGCAGCGACCAGCCCGAGAGCGTCGCTGGCCGAAACGCCGTGCATGCCTTCATAGAGGAGATGAAACACAATTCGGGTGAAAAACTTAAGTCGCGCCTGTTCCCGTCGCTACGCGGTGGATCGGCCGAGATACGCAAGTCAGCCTACTACGAAGGTGTTACTGGCGTGAGCGACACGGCACGCGTGGACTTGGGCGAGGACGACTGGTTTGAGGACTATGAGCAGGGCATGAACCGCGAGCTGATTGAGGAGATAGCATCCGTGTCGTTGGCCGTGAACAAGTCGATGTACAGGCAGTTCGTGCTTAACCGTGAAATGCGCGAAACGAAGAACCCCGTGGCCATGGAGCGCATAAGGCTGGAACAGCAGCAGCTGGCAGCCTTCCTGGCGCGGTGGCGGCCGCGGCTGGCCGACATGCGGCGCAATGCCGTATACTATATCCGCGCATCAAGCTTCCGCAACAAAGACATCCTGGGGCCGAAGTTCTTCAAGACCCAGCTCGACACGCTCGATATGGACGAGTTCCTCACCGCCATCTGCGGCGTGCGGCATAAGGAGGTGACCAATAAGTTTTTCGCCGCCTACGATAAAGCAAGGCATCAGTTCAAGGACAGCTATGTTTACGACGCCATCCTTGGCCACGACCTCAAAGACAAGTTCACCCTCACCGCCCGTTACCTGCGCCATTACGACCGCCGTGAACCGCTATACGTGGGCTACGACCCTGGAGCGTTCTCCTCAATGGTTGTGGGGCAGAAGAAAGACTACGGCCGGCAGCTTGACATCATCAAGGAGTTTTGGGCATACTACCCCGAGGAGCAAGAGAGCCTGGCGCAACAGTTCTACCAGTTCTTCGGGGCTGATGCACAGGACAGGGTGGTACACCTTTATCCCGACCGCGCGGGCAACAAGCGGCGCGAAGAACTGGAACAGATTACCACCGATAGCCGTGCACTGAAAGCCGCCCTAGAAGGCTATGGGTTTTCGGTGATACTGCACAACGAGGGCGCGGCCACCATCTACCATTGGCAGCAGTTCAAACTGTGCCTGATGCTCTTCGGTGAGCAGCGCAACTTCTTGCCTCGCGTGCGCATCTGCGAGAACGAGTGCAAGAACCTGTGCAGCGCAATATTGATTAGCCCGCTAGTGAAAAAGGGCAACTCGATAGAGCTGGACAAGAGTTCGGAGAAGAAAGAACCGCTGAAACGGCAGGCAGGACTGACGACGCAGCTGCCCAGTGCCATGATATACTTGCTTTATGGCCTCTATGGCGACATCGCCAAAAGCGATTTAAGCACATTCCCAACCGATTTACCAGATAACACCGCCATTTGATGGCGAACCATGCGAAGCGTTAAGCCAAAGTTATACTTACGAAAGGGTATAAACGGCGGCTTAACGCTTTTTCTGTATCGTAAAGGGGCCAATTTGGGGCTAATAAGTGTGCGCGGAGCAAGCAATAGTTTTGCTAAGCAGGTCAATATCGAGCATTTTTTACATTGCTGAAAAACTTAACACGTTGTGTTTCAAGCATGTTACGCCGCACAAAATGAAAATCCGAAATGGCGAACGCGAGAAAACACCACGCACCGCTGAGTTTGCCTTTTTCGGTGCATCCCCTTAAAAAAATCGGAAATCTGAGGGGGAGGGGTGGGGCTAGTCCTTTGCGCACGCGCGATCGTACGTTACTTTTGCAGCATGGACACAAGTTTCGAGATGTGCGGCATCGATGCACTGCAATGGGCAAGGGAGATTAGCAAGCTGCCCGAGGGGCACTTCACGCTGTGCTTCTTCCCCTACAGCCGCAGCCGCGGCGAAGCGGGGGCGAGGCTGGTGGTGAAGGAGCGGTGCAAGTGGCGTACGCAACTGCCCGACGAACGCTTTGCCGCGGCCGCCGAAAACTACCTGCTCTTCACCGATGCCGATGGTAACCCCAAGATGTGCTACTGCATACTGGTGCGCTACATGGCCTTTCCCAACGACGGATATAAACTTCACAAGACAAACTGGTTATGACAGAAAACTTCGAGCTTTACGGCAATGCCGGACTCTACGTGGCCGACGGCAACACGTTCTCCTTCCAAGTGGGCGAAGGCGAGCAGCTGTTCGCCCCCGCTGCCATCGGCACACCCGAAGGGGCGGAACTGCCCTACAACGACAAGGTGTGGCTGGGCGTGAACGGCTACCAGGTGTGCGCACGGGGGCGCAACAACGCGCTGTGCGAAGACGTGGCGCGAGAGATTAAACGCAACCGCATACTGCCGCGCCTGTACCGCAAGCAGGCCAAGATGCTCTACGGTCACGGCCCCATGCCCTACCGCAACGTGATGCACGAGGGCAAGCTGCGCCGCGAATACGTTGAAGAACCCGAGGTGCAGGCGTGGTTCAACTCGTGGCAGGCCAAGGGCTTACCCAGCGTGCAGGAGTTCTGCAAGGCCTGCATCATCAATTACTATTACTTCGGCGACTTCTTCGTGAAGTGGCGCATGGCGCGCGGCCACCGCCTGGGCCTTATGCCCGTGGCAGGGCTCGAGGTGATGGAGAACACCCAATGCCGGCTGGCAACCACACGGCAAGACCTGGCGCGCGAGCTGATAACCTACGCCGACCTGCGCCACGTGGCCGTGGGCCGATGGTCATACGGAATCGGCTCGTATAGGATATACCCGAAGTTCAACCTCTCGGAAGTGAACAACTACCAGTTTGCCGCCGTATCACATCACAGGGAGACGTCGATAGACGAATTCTACGGCTCGAACGAGACACACCAAGGCTCGCGCCCCTACATCCAAGGCAGCAACAAGACGCCCGTGTACATCAACTCGTTCTTGCGGAACTCACTCGCCGCCAAGGTGCACATCATCATCCCCAATGCATGGGTGGAAAGCAAGCGCAACCAGATGCAGCGGCTGTGCGAGGAGAACAAGACGCGAAAGGCCAAGAAACTGGACCTGATAAGCTACAACGGACTGGACATCGGAACCGAGATGCGCGAGAGCCTGCTGGTGCAATACATACGCGAAGAGCTGCGCAAGTTTGCCGCTTACCTCAGCGGCGAGGGAAACCAGGGCAAGGCCTACTCCTCGTTCTCGTTCAGCGATGCGCAAGGCCACGAGCAGCAGTGGAAGATAGAGACCATCGACCTGAAATACAAGGAATACATCGAAGCCCTAATCGCCTACGACAAACGCGCCGAACAGGCCTTGCTGGCAAGCGTGGGGCTGGATGCCTCCATATCGGCCATCGACAAAGAGGGCGTAATCAGCAAGTCGGGCAGCGACGCCTACTACAATTACCTTATATATATTATGGGGCTCACGCCCGAAGACGAGATATGCAGCGAGCCGCTCAACTGGGCCTTGCAGGTGAACTTTCCACAACTTTATGCCGGCGGACTGCGCATGGGCTTCTACCGCGAGGTGCCACAGCGGCAAGAAGACGTGGCGCCCAAGGACCGACTTAACAACCAACAATCATGAACACGATACAACAACTTTTCCCAAACCTGGCCACCTTCATGGAATACGCTCCGGGCGTAGATGCCAGCAAGGCCTTGGCCGACTACCTGCCCTCGGCGCGCTCGGCACAGAAGAACATCGAAGCTGTTATTTCGCCCAATGTGTTTGCGGCCATCGTTAAAAGCAGTCAGACCGAACTGCTCGATGCGCTAAGGGCTGCCTTGGCCAACCGCACGCTGGCCGCCCAACTGGTGTTCGACGCCATTGCACGCCGCAAGGCGGGGACAGACGTATATAAGTACGAGATAGAAGGCATGCAGCGCGCATATATGGAAAATTACTTTGCCGCCATGGACAACCTCATACAGCTGCTCATGGCGGGGCAACAGGCCGAAGGCTCGCCCGCACAGCTGTGGCGAACCGCACGCTATGGCCGCCTGCTCGAAGAATGCCCGATAAGGCAGGCCGAGGAGTTCGACGCCATCTACCCCATTGACCTGTCGTACCTCTTCTTCTTCCGCACCGTGCCGCTGCAAAGGGAATGCCTTGACGAACGGCTCGCGCCTTACTTCGAGCGTGCCGAGGGTAGGGAAAAGCTGCGCCCGATGCTGCTCTTGGCACTGGCCAAGCTGACGGTGGCCAAGGCCCTCAGGCGGTTCGACATGCTGGAGTTTCCGCCAACGATACGCAACCTCTTTGCCGACAACAAGGCGGCGCGGCAAGCGCAGGCCGAAAACGACAACGCCGTAAAGCTGGCAGCATCGCTTGAATACGAGGCGGACAAGTTGCTGGCCGATGCGGACTTATTGCTGGACGAACGCACGGCCGATGCCTGCTCGCTTTCGCACTACAACGCTCCCGACGACCTAATCGTGATGGCCCCATGAAAGACTGCCTGGAACTGACATGCCGCGGCACGCGCCTAAGCATACCCAATGCGTGGGAACAACTGTCCGAGGGGCTGTTCGTGCGTCTCACGGCTCACTTGGCCGAGATGCAGGCGGGGCGGCTGTCGCCAGGCGAAGTAGGCGTGCGCTTCGTCTGCGACGCGCTGGGCTGCGACTGGCGGCGGCTGCGCAATGAGGATGCCATCGCCAACCTGGTATGCATAGCCGAACGGCTCACATTCATCTTCCGCATCGAATACCCCGACAACAACGCCATACTGGCGCACCTGCCAAAGGCCGAACGGCATTTGTGCCTGCACACCGACCCCTTCCGCCTGCAACTGCCCATAGCGCGCAAGCTGCGCACCATGAACTATCGCTACGCCCTCGACCTCTGCTTTTGCGCACAGCTGATACCGAAGGTTACGGTGCAGGGCCACGAGCATGCGGGCTACACGGTGAATACAGCCTACGGAAGCCTTACCTGCTCGCTCACGGCCCTGCAATACATCGAGGCGCGCGCCTTGCTGGCCGCCAATGGCGACGCACTGCCGTTGCTGGCCGCCATCCTCTACTTCCCAGGCTCATACAACTCTGAAAGGGCGCACGCTTTGGCCGCGGCCTTCGCCTCGTTGCCTCACGCCCTGTTGGCGGCCATTGCACTGAACTTCCAAGCCCTGAACACATACCTCTTCACCCGAACGGAATTCGGCCTGCTCACCCAGTTTGTGGAGAAGCCCGCGCGCGCCATCACTACCGATGCAGCCGATGCGCTGTACGATCTGTCGGCCGACGGGTTGGGCGATGCCGCTGCCGTGGAACAGATAAACGTGATTACCTACCTGCGCATCTTGCGCAAAAAGACGATAGAGGCGGTGCGCACGCTGCACGGCATGGATTACGATGCGGCCAAGATAAGCACAGAAACGGGACTGCCGATAGGAACGATAAAGGAGATTGTGTGAAATCGTGATCGTCAGACTTCTCGGACCTGTCGGACTGGCCTGTCTAGGCATTTGGCTTAACTCCTTAACTCCTGAAAAAAATGATTGCCGACCTTTTCCTTTACTTCGCCCAGTTCCCCAACAAGCGGGGAGTTCGCGCAATGGCCACCTTGGGCAAGAGCCAGTTTGAAGAATATGCCCAAATGCTCGATGCCATCGATGCCATCGAAGGCGACGGACGCGTGCCGAAGATAGACCATTACGTGTACGGCCAGACGTTCGACGAGCTGAAACAACTTGTGGACACGCTTACGGGTTGTTTCCTCTTTGCCGATTACGGCGAGTTCGAACTTGCCGACGACGGCCGACGTTCTTACCAGTGCACCCAGCGGCTGGCCGTTACCGTGGCCATGAAGCATACCGACCATGCCGATGCGTTGGAACGCGTCATCGTGTCGAACCGTACGCTGCAATTGCTCACCGCCGTGCATGCCTGGATGATGGCCGATGCCGAACGCGGCCGTCTCACGTGGCTCTCGCGCTCGTCGCTGGAACATGCCGAGATTGTGCCTTTCGTGGCCACCGAACTCAAAGCCTCGGGATGGACGCTGATGCTCAATGCAACAGCTCCCGACGCGCTGGGGACGCACGCCCTGAAACGGTCCTTTGAACGGCAGGGATAAAGGCCTAACTTTGCAACACATCAATACCCGAAACAACATGAAGAAACTACCAATGATAGCCATCACATCGCTGCCGCTTTCCATTGTGGCAGACATCGCCCGATACCTGTACCAAGATTGGGAATTTGCCAAGTGGATAGCCATACTTGTGGCCGTAGACACGGTGCTGGGCATAGTGAAGCACTTGATGCACAAGGATGCCTCGAGCGGCTCGTTCTTCTCGAAATTCGGCAAGAAAATTGCCATCTACATTGTACTGCTCATCCTCTCCAACGTTCTCTCCAACTACACCGTGCAAGGCAGCGTGGTGGGAGCAACGCAATGGATAGGCACTTACCTGTGCGTGTTCATGATGGTGCGCGAGGCCTTTTCGTGCGTGGAGAACATCCAAGCCATCTATCCCATACTGCCCCCCTCGTTCGTTAAACGGCTAAAAGACTTCAACGACCGAGGCGAATACACCTCCGAACCCCAATAAACTCCGACAATCATGGCTACACAACAACAGATTGATTTCGCACGCGAGATTTACCAAGCGGCCAAGAAGGCCACCGACATCGCGCCAGAATTCGTTACGGCGCAAGCCATCCTTGAAAGCGGATGGGGAAAGAGTCGTGTGGGGCAGTTCAACCTCTTCGGCATCACGCGCGGTTCTGCATGGAAAGGCCGCACGGTGCTGGTTCTCACACACGAGTATTTCAATACGCCAAGCAGGCAGTTCGCGGCACTAGAACGTATCGTTTCGGTGGCCAAGTGTAAGACCGGCAACCGCTGGTATTACACTGTCTATCGACTTTTCAAAGACTTCGACTCGCTGGAAGAGTGTCTCGAAGAACACACGCGTCTGTTGCAGAAACCTGGTTATGCCGATGCCTGGCCTTATCGTAAGGATGCCATCGAGTTTGCCCGCCGCATCTGCGACGGACACGGCAGCCGATACGCCACCGCCCCGGGATATTTCGCACAGATGGTTGGACTGATTAAGATGGTGAACCGAATATGCGGATAAGTAATGTTATAGCGGCCGTGTTGCTTGCTGGCCATGTGCTTGCGCTGGCATCGGCTATAAGCTGGGCATGCCAACTGAAACGAGAGAACGGCCGGCTGCGGCAGAACCAAGCCCTGTTGCTGCGCGGGGAACAGGCGCGCATGGAACGCAGGGTGACCAAAGATGGGCGCAACGCCATGGCCATCGAGGCTCTGACGCTAAGGGTGGGCGAGCTGTCGCGACAGGGCGACTCGCTCTTGCTCGTGGCACGCTCGCTGGGCATACGCAACCGCCGATTGCAAGAACTGGCCCGCACGGCCTACCGCACGCAGACCGTGGTACGCACCATGGTGCGCGACAGCGTAGTCAAAATTGCACCTGGGCGCACCGACACGCTGCCCTGCCTCTCGTATCGCGACCCCTGGCTGTCGTTCGCCGGCTGCCTTCGCGCAGACAGTTTCATAGGCGAGATACATGCGCGCGACACGCTCGACATCGTTGTGCATCGCATACCCCGCCGTTTCCTTTTCTTCCGCTGGGGATGCAAGGCGGTGAAGATGCAGGCCGTAGGGCGAAACCCGCACACGCAGCTCACGTACATGCGATACGTACGGCTGGCAGACTAGGCACTTTCTCCTTCATACTCATATAGTTAATGTTTTCATGGTTTTTAGTTAGTAAGATTGTTTAGGTTTTAGTTGGAGGCCGATGCAGGGATGCATCGGCCTTTTATGTTAATAAAATTTAAAGTAGGAAAGATTTTTGAATTTAATGCACATGTTTCAAATATTCTTCGTAACTTTGCAATATCAATAATGAACAACAATATTTAGACCGGTGAGACACACCGAAAAAACTGTACAAAAATGATGAGAACACAAGTTATTAAAAGCTTCATCACCGCCAAGAACAGTGCTGAAATTCAAAAACAAGTTGAGTGCCTTTTGGTTGTAAGCGGTAAAGTCATTTCCAGGAATGAAAAAGAGATTGAAGAGTTCTTTAATGATGGCTACGAATACACCACTCCATTGTTAAGTGAGATTGTAGAGAAGTTTACCGTTCGGGGTGAAATGAACGGCAATTGGGAAACCACCATTACAGTTCAGATTATTGCTTATTACCACGACCCCGGCAGTGACGATTACGTCTACATGGTAAAGGTAGACGAGGATTAAACTTAAAAAAGCTGCGCTATCGGCTTGACGGGCATTTCCAATATAAAATAACACCTAAAACATATAACAATGAAAATTCTAAAAACTAACAAAACCGATTATAAGGTAGTCGTTAATCAAGATGGAACTTTGGCCATAACGGACCTTTGTAAAAGTAACACGCCCATCCAAAACCCGGGAGCATTAATAGTGTCAATGGGGGGTATTGATAGCGTTCTACAACGCTGTGAAGAAATCTCAGAAGAAGAATATGCAGCAGAACTTGAGAAACGGGAAATTGAGAAGGAAGCGGCTGCTCAAAAGAGTGCAAAGAACAGGATGGAACGTGAACTCCAAATAAAGTCTGAGTTCGATACCGCATTCTCAAATGAAATCACAGAGGCTACAATAGAAAACATAACCATCCTGTTATATTACCTCAATAGCATCAACTGGGGAATGTGGAAACTTCCGAAAATGACAATCGGCTACAGCTGCCACCAATACGACTGCAATGGCCAAACGGCGACTACCATTACGCTCGATAAGCCCATAGACTACGACGGGCAAATGCTGACGAAATTCGTTGTGGGAGCTGGACCGAGACATTTATCCAACTATACTCAACTTAGATAATAAGAGTTAAATAACCAAAGCGCGAGTGTCATAAGACACTCGCGCTTAAAACGAAATAGGATGGATAGATTTATTATTGAAAGGAGCAGGCTGCAACCAAACAGCTGGGTTCTGACGGATAGAGAAAACAAGATTGTCGTGGTATTTGAGGACGGCAAATTTAATGAAACGCAGCGTGTATCGCCACTTGAGGATACAACATCCGGTAGTCTGAGTGCTGGTGCCATCGCGCAGATAATGAGAGAAATCGGTGAATGGGTGTGCCATTATCATTCGTCGAAGTGCTTCTCGCAACCATACGGGTTCGAGTATGATGAAAACGAAAGCTTGTGCCTATATCGTCGAAAACGCCCAAAGTGGCGATTGCATATAGAGGGGGACGCTAATTCACAAGAACTCGCGTCTTCGTTAAGGAAAGCTTCAGAATTTTTAAGGAAAGGAAGGCACGATGGACAATAGAGGTGGTATGCGACCGAATGCGGGGCGCAAAAAAATGGGAAAAGAACGTGTGGTGGTATATATGGGCAAAGACTGCGCAGACTACCTGCGCACTGGCGCAATATCAGCAGGACAAACGCTTTCTGAATTTACGGAGAACGTGATAAACAAGGCTCGGAAATAATTAAGCTAAACTAAGCTAATGTGTTGGATATAAACGCATTATAACTTGCTGTAGTTCTTTTATTGTGTTAACTTAGCAGTACAATAAAGAACAATAAAAACAGCAAAATATGAACGAGCAAATTCAAAACATCCTCAGAGAGAACGGAACAAAGACCTCCAAAATCCAAAAGCTTCTCGGACTAGGATTAACCCGCAGGCAGGTGGCCGACCTAGTGGCCAACGGCAATTACGGTTTCGTGCAGAACGTTTACAAGCGCATGATGCAAGGTGTGGCCAACGTGGCAGCACAGGCTTCCACCGCCATTGCACCGCAAATAGATTACACCTTCAACCGCAACTTCGGGGTTGAAATAGAAGCCTACAACTGCACGCGTGAACGACTGGCGCGCGAGCTCAACGCAGCAGGGATTAGGGTACAGGTGGAGGGGTACAACCACACCGACCACGAAGACCATTGGAAGCTGGTAACCGACAGCAGCCTTTCGGGCAACAACACCTTCGAGCTGGTTAGCCCAATACTCCACGGAGAAAATGGACTAGAGGAGTTGGAAAAGGTGTGCTGGGTTCTCGACCTTTGCGACGCTAAGGTGAACGACAGCTGCGGGCTTCACGTTCACATGGAGGCAGCCGAGTTCGACCTCCAAACTTGGAAAAACCTGATTATAACGTACAAGCGGTTGGAAGGCGTCATCGACAACTTCATGCCACGCAGCCGCCGAAACAACCGCTACTGCAAAGGGCTCTCAGCAATAACCGAAGCGGCCATCAATAGGGCTGCCAACATCGGTCAACTTCGGGCAGCCTTCCAAAACAACCGATACCACAAGATTAACCTCGAGGCTTATGCCCGTCACCGCACGGTGGAGTTCCGCCAGCACGGTGGTTCAACGAACTTTACAAAGATGTCTGCCTGGATACATTTCCTTGCCAAGATGATTGCTTTCGCAAAACAAGGCGCGGTGCAGGCAGGCACAAACCTCCAAGGCATCCCCTTCCTTACCGAAAGCGAGAAACTTTACTTTAAGATAAGAACAAAAAAGCTAGCAGCATGACAAAAACGAAATACAGACTGAGGGGCGGCGACTTGATAGTCGCCGCCTCTGCTGCCGACTTCCTGCACCAGCTGCATGTCGGCAGCCGTTTCGACCATTATGGCACGGACACTGAATACATGCAGCGTTTCGCCCACCGCCTCGAAGAGCTGGAAGGCTACCTTGTGCGTACCGACAACCCTGCACATTTCCTTGCTGACCTTATTGAACGGGGTTTCGTTTGGGTTGAATAAAATAACAGGGCCAAAGTAACCGATGCAAAGCCAAACTTTTAAGTGTTAAAAGTGGTACTATTACACAAAAAAAGTGGGTGAAAACTTGCGTACTACAAAAATTTGTAGTACCTTTGTATTGTCAATAAAAACAATGAGATTATGAAACAAGAAAAAGAAATGATGGAGGTTACCCCTGAAGAAAGGGAACTTCTCGAAAAAATTAGGAATTACAACCGCTCTTATCCAAACGGATACCCGCAACTTCTTTGGGACTTACAAGAAGAATTTGATAAGATGATTAGACAGCCAGGCGGATAAGACCAAACCTCTCCCCGAAAAGGGGAGAGGTAAATAAACACTAAATTCAAACGATATGGAAACAACAATCACAGCCCCTGCAATGGTTACAGATATGAAGAGAAAGATGCAAGACGTACTTTTGGCCGTATCCTGGCGCGAGTTTGCAAACACCTACTTTCAGAAGTCATCCTCATGGTTCTACCACAAGATGGATGGGATAGACGGCAACGGCGGAATTGGAGGGTTCACCCCTCAAGAGACGGAACAGATGCGCAATGCGCTCTTCGACCTTTCTGCACGCATCCGCCGAGCAGCCGAGAACATTTAGGCAAGGCCGCTCATTGGCCTTATTGACAAAAGTCGCCCGCTAGCCTACGGGCGCAACTGCCCCTCACCCCCTATAAAGGTGAGGGGCTTACCATTTTATCGGCAAAATCAAAGGATGGCTGGTAAAAAAAACAAGATGGCAAACATTTTCCCGCCCCTTCACTTTGCCGTTACAAATATTATCCGTAACTTTGTACCGCAAAACTTCAAATGCGGTATAGATGCCGCCAGCCCTATAGCTGGCCGTTTTTGTATCCACCCCTTTTAAGGTAAACGATTTAACTGCGCCGTGTCTGGTGTGCGGAAACGCCCCAGGAGTCCTGCATTTGAGACTTTGCAACACGTAGCGCAGTTTCTTTATGCAAAATTCAAATGTTATGAAACCAATCATCATCCCCGATGCCCACGGCATCAAGTGCATCACCCCCGCAGAGAAAGGAGGAACGCTATGAAAAAAGACGCAACATTGAGCATGTGCTTCAACACACGCGAAGAAGTGGCATTGATCGACGTGTGGGCAGCCCACTTCCTGCACCCGCTCTCGGGCAACTTCAACCGCTACATCAAGTACGAAAAGGTGGTGGAGAACATGCACCGCTACATGGGCAGCTACGGCAGCATGGAAGCCGCTCGGAACATCAACGCGGCACTCTACCGCTTTGCCCAGCAATGCGAGTACATCGCCGACTTCAACCCCATAGACAAAGGAGGCCGCAAGCCCTGCACCCACTGGAACCGCGGCCCGATAGAGAGGAAGAAAGAAGAGTGGTACATCTATGTTAAGACCGACCCCGAGGTTTTCGCCATCGTGGCCAACCAACTGCAAAGCAAGGCCAGATACGCACATGTGGCCAGCAAGGATGCCGACGAAAGCCCCAGGTATTGGTTTCGCGACGAGATAGCCCTGCTGCAAGTGTTCGCCGCCCACTTCTTGCACCCCCTTTCCGGCAACCTGGACTGTCGTGTCCCCATGAGCCGGGTGATGGCCGAGCTGCACGCCTATTGTGGCGAATACAAGAGCCTGGTGAACCCGCTATACGTTTTGCAGACCCTCTACGACTATGCCTGCCAGTGCGAATACGTGGCCGATTTCAACCCCCTCGAAATGTGCCGCCACATGCCAACCACACGCCGCGCATTCGGCATCATCGAGGATAAGGACGCAGAGTGGTACATGTACGTTAAGACCGACCTCGTGGTGTTCCCCCTCGTGGCCGAACAACTCGCAACAAAGAAATGGAGGTACTAACCATGAACATGCAATCCAACCAAAGCGTGGCCTTCGAACTGGGCAACCGTGCCGTGACGCTCACCGCCGGCACACTGGGCCACCTCGAAGACCTGAAACGCGCATCCCACTTCTACCTGCGCGGGCTCGACGGCATCATGCGTGCGCTCATCCAGTTGGGGCGCGGCCCCGCAGAAACGCTCACGCCCGAACGGAGCCTGGAACTGCTCGACATCGCCAGCGAAATAAAAGAACACATCCTGGCCGTTGCCGCCATCGACATGTATGCCGACGACAAGCGCGTGCTGCCCGACCTGCCAGCGAGCGACGAAGATTAGCATCTCCGCCTTCGCAGAAATTCAACCAATCACCAAACTGACAGAAATCATGAAACAAGAGAATAAAGAAACAACCGCCGTCGACGTGCAACCCTACATCGATGCGCTGATGCACACCTTCAGCCCCGCCGCCATGCCCGAAGAAACCACCCACTTCTTCACCACCGCCGAGGTGATGGCCGGCATGCAGCAGATAAACCCCTCGCTTGCCGTATCGGCCGAGCAGGTGGCACACGCCCTCGCCCGCGCGGGATTCCGCCTCTGCAACCGCCCCGGCTCGCAAGGCATCTCGTTCCGCTGGATGTTTAAGGAAAAAGTGTAACCACACTTAACCGTACGTATGACATCGCGCCTGCGAGGGCGCGATGTCCTTTACTACCAATTCCTAATGCCTTACCTTTGCACCAAGAAATACCAAAAACCAACATGAATGGCACGTACCATAACACATGCATCGCTCTTCAGCGGCATTGGCGCGCCCGAATTGGCCGCCACATGGATGGGGTGGAGAAATCTCTTCCATTGCGAAATAAACGACTTCTGCCGAACAATCTTGCAATATTGGTACCCTAATAGCGTTTCCTATGAAGACATCAAGACAACCAACTTTGAAGAATGGCGCGGCCGCGTCGACGTACTTACGGGAGGCTTTCCCTGCCAGCCATTCTCCGCAGCCGGGAGAAGGAAGGGAACGGCAGACGACCGTTACCTCTGGCCTGAAATGCTTCGAGTCATCGGGCAGGTACAGCCCGCTTTCGTCATTGCTGAAAACGTTGATGGAATCCTCTCGATGGTACAACCCGGCCGTACGGCTAATGTGGACGGTCCGCCCACTCTCTTCGGTGAGGGTAACGATGTTTACCGCACCGAGCAAAGATACGTCGCCGACCTCGTGTGCGAAGACCTCGAAAAGGCGGGATATGCCGTCCAGCCGGTCGTTATTCCGGCTTGCGGTGTCGGCGCGCCCCATCGCCGATACCGCGTGTGGTTTATCGCCCAACGGCGCGACGGCCACTATTCTGCCCACACCTGTAACGCAGGGGTTGAAAGTGTGCGAAAACGGCAGGCAACTGTTCATGCCCCTGAACCTTCTGCCTACACCTCTCTCGGTGGAAATATCGCACACGAAGCGAATAACCCAACTAAAAGAGAAAGGAGGGAAAACGATGGGCAGCAGGGTCAACGGCGAGAGCCGCCCCAACGGGCTGATGGACTTCCTGCACTTCCATTCTCTGCTGCCGACGCCCAACGCTGCGGAGGGAACGAACTGGACGCGGACCTACAATCCCGACAGTCAGATGGGGCGTGGGCTGACGGCTTTGGCGGTCAACGGCCTGCTGCTTTCTCCCATGAGCAAGGATGGATTTCGCGCCGGTCTGACCATGCAGGCACTGAAGAACCACAACCGGCCAAAAGCGAATTTGGCCGAACAGATTGCCCACAAGGTTGGTGGCGGAACTTCCCAACTGTCGCCGCTGTTTGTGACGGAGATGATGGGCTTTCCTCTGGAATACCTGGTCTTACCCTTCCTTTCCGAGGATGGAGAAAAAACGCCATAGCCGCCCTGGGCAACTCCATGGTGCCGCAAGTGGTGATGGAGCTGTTCCGCGCCATTGAGGTAGAAATTAAGGACATGCAACGTTGAACATTATACATTATCACCAAGGCCGCCCGTTGCGAGACGCGCGGCCTTTTCGCTTGCCCCCTTGCCAAGGCGTGGGGCGTGTTCGCCGTCGTCGCATAACGCATTGAATGCTAATATCTTCAGGCTCGTTTATACAAACCACCCGACAAGGCCCTGCCTCACGCGCGCTGCAAGGCACGAAAAAGCCCGGGGCAGGCTCATGCTCCGGGCGGGGTGTGATAAGATGAACAAGCAGTGCAGAAATGTCATGCCAGCCTGAACGAGCCTATTTCCTTGGCCAAGTCTTGGCAGGCTTCGTTGAACGTTCGTTTTTGCTCCTCGTTCAGCGTGTATACCTTGCCGCGCACCTTGTGGCCGTTGATGCGTTGGTAAAGCCACGCCCTGCTCTTGCCGAAGTAATGCTCGGCAATGTAGGCCATCGGCAAGATGTCGTAGCGGTTGCCCAGCTGTTGGCGGATGGTGGCAATGTCGCCGTCGATGCGGCCGAGGTTGCGCATTATCATCTCTTCGCATGCACGCTTCGCCCCCTCATCGCCGTTGGCCTCCATCCACGCCACGATTTCGTCTTTGCGCCGCTCGCTCCGTTCGTCGTCCTTGCCGAGCAGGGCTTCAAACTCTTTCAACAAATCTTCGTATTTTTCCATTTCCTTTTCTTTTTAGGCTCTCCCCTCGTGGGGGGGAGAGCTTTGTTTTTTACTTCTTTCTCTGTTCGTAGAGCTTTTTTAAATCTTCGAGCCTTAAATCGATTTGCTTTTCTATGTGCTCGTTTCCGAGCCATTTTGCGAATTTTTGCAAATCTCTGATTTCTTTCTCTTTTTGGCTTATCAGCCGTTCTAACATTTCTTCATTCATTGTTTAAAGTTTTAGTTACCACTTGTTTTCTTATCACAATACAAAGGTACATAATCTTTTGGTTATGTGCAAGTTTTCTGACAATTATTTTCATATAAAACAAGACTTTTTGTCCTTTACCCCTTGTTGGATATGGCCTATCTTTGCCCTTATGGTAACAGAACAATATTTGCGCCAAGACTTCGTGTCGGAAATGCTTCGGCGCGACCTCCGCATCATCCACAAGAAGCAGGCCGAGGTTGTGAACCGGCATCTGCAAGTGCGCACCGGAACGCTCCGCGCAGCCGTGTCTCACCCCGAGTTCATGGTCGACACGTCCGAGGGACGCACCTCCGTTCGCATGCGCCTCTTGTCTTACATGCGCTTTCTCGATATGCAATACCGCACGGCCAATAGCCGTATGGCCAAGAAAAAACACGCCAATATCGCGCTATACAACCGCGTAGTGTGGGGCGTGCTGTATCATGATACGTTTCCTGACATCCAAGCAGGATTCACAGATGAAGTGCGCAAAGTTTGGCGACAAAAGATGGAAGATGCCATTAATAACCGCATATTACCTAACGAAATATGAGCAAGATAAAGGAAGACCACATTGCCCTCGTCATCGATGTCAAGACGGCCGAGGCGCAGCAGCAAATGCGACAGTTGGAGCGTGCAACAGCCGACCTGCGCAAGGAGATGAAGGCACGGCAGAATGCGATGCTTGAGTTGGAGGCCGCCGGAAAGAAAGATACCGAGGAGTATCAGCGGCTGCGGGGCGAAATGCAGAAATACAACGCCCAAATAAAGGAGAACGAACGCCAGCTGCGGGGAATGCGCCAAGGCATGGACATATCGGCCATGACCATGGCACAGCTGCGCAAGCATGCGCGCGAGCTGCAAACCGAGCTGAACAATACCTCGAAGGCCACCAGCCCCAAAGAATACGAACAGCTGGCCTCGCAACTGCGCAACGTCAATGGGCGCATGGCAGAACTACGGGCCGACGCCTCGCGCTTGGCAAGCACCACGGGCGAGCAAACGGGCGGCATATCCTCGAAGTTCGGTTCGCTCTTCACGTCCATCTCGGCCAACTGGACCAAGGCGATGGGCATGATAACGGCAGGTGTGGCTGCCCTCTCCGCAGTGATAGAGGGCGCGAAATGGTGGTACAACTACAACTCGGAGATTGAAGAGGCGCAACGCCTGACACGCGAGTTCACGGGACTGGCGGGCGACGAACTGGTAAGCGTACGCTCGCACATACAGGCCATTGCCGACACCTTCGGCAAGGACTACAAGGACGTGTTGGGCGGTGTAGACGCACTCATGTCTCAGTACGGAATATCTGCGCAAGAGGCCATGAAGATTGTGGAAGACGGCTTCACCGCCGGAGCTGACCTAGGTGGCAACATGCTCTCGATGATTAGCCAGTATGGGCCGGCGTTCAACGATGCAGGCATAGGAGCTTCGGAACTGGTGGCCATCATCGCGCAGACGCGCAGCGGCATATTCTCCGAGGGTGGCATGTCGCTCATACAGATGGCATCGAAGAAAATACGCGAGATGGAGAAGACAACGGCAGCATCGCTTGATGCCATTGGCATCAACAGCAAGAAACTGCAGTCAGAGTTGCGCAGTGGGGCTAAAGGTACGTTCGATGCCGTGCGCGAGGTGGCCGAAGCGTTGAAGAAGATACCCAAGGACAGTCAGGAGGTGGGAAGTGTACTCAAGGACGTGTTTGGTCGCCAAGGTGCAGCAGGGGGATTGAAGATGATTGAGAGCCTGGCCGACATGACCACCAAGATGGAGGACGTGAAGGCCGTGACGGGTGAGTTCGGCAAGCTGCAACAAGAGGAGATAAACGCGCAAACAGAACTTAATGAAAAAATGTCGAAGTTTTTCGGCATCGGTGACCAGGGATTTGAAGAAATCACGATGAAAGCGAAAGTGTTCGCTCTCAATGCCCTCTCCTCGATTATAGATTACACTGTGAAGATTATCAACTACTTCATCAACCTATACAACGAATCCACAGCTTTCCGCGCGGAAATTGAGACGCTTAAGTTTCACTTCAAATTGCTGTGGGACGGCGTTAAGCTGGGCTTCAATGTCGTCATCGACGGCTTTAAGGCAATTGGGCGAATGGCCAAGGCCTGGGGGACGGTTCTTGAAGGTGTCCTGACGCTCGATACCGACAAGATAACCAACGGAGTTGGCGCACTCTTCAATGCTTACAAGGACAGTTTCACCGAGTTTGTCGACGATGCGAAAAAGTTTGGCAAAAGCACTGCCGAGAACTATGCAGAAGCCTTCAACAACACAATCAAGGGCAATAAGGTTAAGCCCATCACGTTGGAAATGAACGTGAAGAAAAAAAGTGCTGTTGGCGCATCTTCCACCGCCACAGCCGTGACCACGGCTAATGGCGGCAGTGGCGGTGGAAAGGGAAAGCAGAAAGGGAAGAAGGAAAAGGCATTTAATCCCGATGATATTGCGACAAAAGACTTTTCGAACGACCGTAAGGACGACATCGCCGAAGTGAAGCGCGACTACCAGCAGCAGCTTAACGCACTTGACGAATCGCTGGCCAAACGCCGATTGTCGCAAGAGCAATACAACTCTTTCATACTCGCGTTGAAAGAGGGCCAGGCGCGGCAATTACTGGCCATCGAGAAGAACTACCTGGAGCGCGCTGAAGCGATGACATTTAAGGATGGACAGAAGAAGGCGGAGCTGATAAAGGGACAGAATGATAACGTGAATGCGGCCGAACAACAGCACTTCACGTCAATGTTGGCCATCAGCAAGCAATACAACGATGCGCTTAAACAGCTCCAAGACCAGGGAATGACCGACGAGCAGAAGCGTGAGGCCGACCACGCCCTGCAGCTCTCCTCGCTCGAATCTTTCTACAAGGCGCGATTGGCGCAGGCTCGCCAATACGGCGAAGATGACGCGGCCCTGACTGAGGCCTACGAACGCGCCAAGTCAGAGATAATCCGCAAATACGAACAACAGACGGAAGAAGAGCGGTATCAGATGCGTATGCGCGCAGGCCTTGTTTCGCAAAAAGAAATCTTCGAGCGCGAGCTGGCGCAGCTTAAGGAGAAACTTGCTGCCGAGGGCGCGACCGAAGAGGAACAACAGCGGGCCGTAGCCAACATGACCCGACAGTTCGAAGAAGACAAGCTCCGACTGCGCCAGCAATACGGCATCGCCACACAACAAGAGCTGTTCGATGCCGAAATGGCGCAGCTCAAACTGCACCTCGACGCCAAGATGATAACCCAGGAGGAGTACGAGCAGGCCGTGGCGCAGATGAAGATGGACAAGTGGAAGCAATCGTTCGACTATTACAGCAACCTCTTCGGCACGGCCGTCAAGCAGCTGCAAGATGCCGAAATGGCCAACGTAGACGCCAAGTACGATGCCGAGATAGAGGCGGCGCAGGGCAATGCCGACCAGGTGGAGAAATTGGAAAAACAGAAGGCCAACGAAAAGCTGAAGATACAGAAGAAGTACGCCGACGTGAACTTCGCCATACAGGCCTCGCAGATTATCGTCAACACGGCCGTGTCGGTGATGAAGGCCTTCAGCGAGCTGGGTCCCATCGGTGGAGCCATCGCCGGCGCGCTCATGTCCGTGGCAGGCACGGCACAGTTGGCCGTGGCCAATGCCGAGCGGCAGAAGGTGAAGAAGATGACATTGCAAGGCGCATCGGCGGGTTCGGCGGCCACCGGCGCACGCGTGGCAACGGGTCTCGAAGATGGCGGCAACATCGACGTCGAACGCGAGCAGGACGGCAAGCGGTTTAAGGCGAAGTTCGAACCCCACCGCCGTGGCTACGTGGACCGCCCCACGGTGCTGGTGGGCGAAGGGCCCGCGGGGCACAGCAAGGAATGGGTGGCCAGCAACGCAGCAATGGAAAACCCCACCGTAGCCCCGCTCATCGACGTCATCGACAAGGCGCAGCGCACGGGCGACATCCGTACGCTCGACTTGCGCAAGGTGATGATGCAGCGCGGACTGGCCGGCGGCGGTTTCGTGTCGCCGTCTGCCGGCAATGCCACGCAACACCCCACAACACCCGTGCCGTCCGCTGCCGCGCCCGCAAAGGGGGTGGACGACGAGCTGCTCGCCCTGTTGCGCGACCTGCGCCAAAACGGCATCCCCTCGTTCGTCGCCCTCGACGAAATCGAGGCGCGCCAGAAAATACAGCAACAATACCGTAAGATAGCACAGAAGCAATGAAGATAACCAATCTCAAGAAGGGCGAGCCTTATCAGCTCTATCCCTCGGCACAGCTCTCCATCGAGCGCACCAACCCCTTTTTCAACGAATACGGCGAAGCCTCCGTGCCCATCGACATGCCGTGCTCGGAACACAACTTGCGCCTGCTCGACTACCCCCACATGTTGGGGGGCAATAAGAAACAGCAGATGCACGACGTGGTGATACAAGATGGGCAATACTACGCGCAGTGCCGCCAGTACGTGCTGTCGGCCACGGCCAAAGGCAGCATATCAACGGCCTTCTACGTCAACGACGGCTCGTTTTACAGCCGCCTGAAAGACAGTCGGCTCAAAGACGTGTTCAAGAACGAGTTCGTGCCGGGGGTAAACTCCGTGGCGCAGTGCATCGACTTCTGCCGGCGGCTGCGCAGCGGCACCGACCCGCACTTCGCCAACTTCCCCATACTGGTGGACAACGACTCGGGACTGGACAGCGGATGGAGCCATAAGATAATAAACGCCTACGGCAAGGACAAGCGCATCGTGGTGTCCCTGGGCGACAAGACGGGCGAGGTAGACACCTTCATGCCCAACGGGGCAGGCGAGGGCTGCGACTTCTATAACGCCGTGCAGCGCACGGAGCATGTCAACAACATCCGCATCACGCTGCAACCGGGCTACTACATAACGCCCTTCATTCGCGCCAACTACGTGTTGGAGCGCGTGTTCAAACATTTCGGCTACACGCTCAACGAGAATTTCTTCAGCCGCACGGAGCCGTTCCGCACGATGGTGTTGCTCAACAACGTCATCGATGCGCTGGTGAACGGTAAGATTAAGATGGCCGACCTTGTTCCGGAAGTAACCTGTTTGGAATTCCTCTCCGTGTTCCGCAAGAAGTTCTGTTGCGAGTTCGTAACCAACGAAGGCGAACGCACCGTAGACATCGTTTTCCTCTCCGACATGGTCAGCGCGCGGCCCGCAGCAGACCTTACAGCCTGCCTGACGGCCGAACCCACCGTACAATACAAGGCAAACAAGGAATACAAGCGCATAACGCTGGCATCGAAACACACCGTGGAGAGCGACATGGAGAATAGCTACGACAGCCTTGACAAGATGGTGTCGGCCAACCCCACGGCCTACTTCGACCCGCGCAGTGGCACATTCCGTAAGGAGGGCTTTTCGGGTTCTACGCGCTACACCACGAAGGTGGGCGAGCCATCGCAGCCTTACAACATGGGCGGTGCGGCAGAGGCGCATGCCGTGGAGGTTCCCGACTGCATCCCGGAGTTCCGCACGTTGAAACTCTCGGGAAAAACGGACGATAGGGAATACCACCATACGCTGGCCACCTTGCTCTACATCGGCAAGTACGATACGTTGAATTCCAAGATGGAGGTGTCGGGCGAAAGCCAGTCGAAGTCTAAGGAGAACAGCCAAGGTGCGAACACGCTGCACACCATGCTCGCCTTCGCCTACGTCTCGGCCTCCGGAAAGCCCGCCGGAACAATCTCTGCCTACGACCTGAACGTGTGGCCCAGCCGTAAGATATTCGAGTACGGGCTGCACTACAACGGGCGCGACGGCATCTTTGAGAAATTCTATCGCCCTTACGACTTTCTGCTGCGCAATTCGTTGCAGACGGTGAAGGCGAAACTGCTGCTCAGCCAGGCTATGAAGCAGAACCTGCCCGCCGTGGCCAAGGTTACGCTGCGGGGCGTGCCGTTTTTCTTCAACAAGCTTAAGTTCACCCTTGGCGGGAAGAACGACCCCATTGAGAGCGAATTGAGGACCATCATGCCCGCAGAACCGCAGAGCAGTTCGCCGACATTGGCCGACATGATGCCCAGGATGAAGTCCAAGTACGGATGGATGCCGCGCTATGATGTCAGCGAGGTTTCCAAAGAAGAGTTCTTCGCAGCCGCGGCCAACCGCGACAAACGCCCGGCCACATTCTATCCGCCCACGCCGTCGGAAGAGTGGGCGAAAAAGACCGCAGCTGGCGAACAATTGTTCTTGGATGTCAATTTTATCGTTCAAGGCCCGCGCAACTTCAAGGAAATCATGCACCGCGTAGTCCATTACATATTGGAGAAACGGTGGCTTCAGTGCATAGTACTAGAAAAAGCAAAGGAATACTCCGAAAAATGGGACTTTGCGTTTCCTTTTATGGAAGAGTGAAACGGTGGCTTTGTCCACTAGTAAGTCGGAACGCTCGGAACGGTCAGACTAGTCAGGCCGGTCCTACTAATTGCCTTTTCCTGTCCTTTTCCCCTCCTTACATATAACGTAACTTTGCCCAAAATAAGCCAATTATGGACATTCTTCTCAAACCCGATACCCTGAGCCTGCTGGGCAACATCAACCACTTCACGCTCTCGTCGAGCGTTGAAGTGGTGATGCGCCTGGTGCAGCAGCCTGGGGGCAAGGCCGTCTTGGAACACAGCTATGCGCCCGACGTGGACAACCGCATCGACATCGACCTTACCGAGACGCTCTCGCCGTTGTTCCGTTTCGAGCTGCGCGACGTTGGCGAACCCTATCGGCAAGACGGCATCGTGCAACGTTTCGCCGCAGAGCTGACACCCGCAGGCGGACAGCCCACGAGGGTGGAATTCACCGTGCTGCGTGCCGGTGTAGACCGGTTCGCCGAGTCGGCCGCCTCATTCCTGCGGGCCAACTTCCTCACTTGGCAGCCCAACACCAAGCCTGTGACATATCACACGCCGGAGTTCCTTACCTATTACGCATCGGCCGACTGCCTGGTGAAGTGCGAGGCCCATTTGGAAAAAGAGACGAAGATGTTGGAGCTGGCCACGTTGCGGGGCGGACACGCGTGGACGATACCCGTGCAATACGCCATCATCGCGGCCAAGCTGAAAGAGAACCCAACGTATTACGACGTATACGTGGAAGACACGCAGGGCAACCGCCTGACTTACGTGCAGCGGTACTACCCTACGGACATCCGCAGCGAGGAAGAGACATGGATACTCTTCGAGAACTCGCTGGGCGGACTGGACACCTTCCGCGCATTCGGAAAAACGACGAAAACGGCCAAACACACGCACAACGTGGCCGAGATTGAGGGCGTGAGCGAAGAATATCGCGTGGACACCACACGCGAATTTAAGAAGTACACAGGCCATCTCGACCGCCGCGAGCGGCAATGGCTGCTGGATTTCTTCCCGTCGCTCGTCAAGTATGTCTACATCGGCACCTACCTGCGGCGCATCGTGCTCACCGAGAGCGAGGTGACGTATGCCGAGCGCGAGCTGCCCGCGGGATACAGTTTCACCTACAAGTATGCCGACGCGAAGCCCTACTTGAACCTGCCGCGCACAGAGCCTGTGCATGAGCTGATTATAAGCGTACCCCAATCGGGGTCTTTTACGCTCGCCCCTCGCTTAATTGAATTTCCGGCTCAGCCGCTAAGCGAAGGGGCGTTATTCCCCGTCCAAAGTCCATACGCAGACGAATGGCGCACCACAAGTGCGGAGTCGCTCACGGCTTATATCACCCGCGCCATCGTTGCCGGATATAAGAACGATGGTGCCGTCGGCCACACGCACGCCAACATCGGCACGCTCGATGCGCTCTCGCAGATGGGGCGGTACCTGCTGCTCAACGCCAAGAAAATTGCGGCAGGACAAGCCGATGCTGCCGATATGGCCAAGGCCCTTGACGCGAAGAGTGCCGATTGGCAGAAGATTTTGCGCAAGGACATACCCGATGTGGCCGATGCCCTGCTCACGCTGGTGGAAGGCCTGAAAGTGGACAAGCTGTTGGAGAGTGTGGACTTCGACCCCATCAACGAGGCGGGATTCGGCTTGGGCCGTGGCGCAAGCGGCAGGTGGAAACTGTCCGTACCCGACCTCGTGGTCTGGGGCAAGGCCACTTTCAACGAGTTGGAAAAGCGCAAGCTCTCGTTCGTAGGCGGCAACATGGTTTTCTCTTCGAGCGGTTCTAAAATCGTTAAGGTGCAATGGACTGATGAGTACGGCCTTATCACGGCCGACGAAAACAAATGCAAGGCTTACCGCTGCTTCTTTTTCCAAGACGACGGAACCACGGCCACAACCAACCTTTGGGAAAAAGACGACCAGGCGCGCTGCCAAACGTTCAACGTGCGCAACGACGTATACCGCAACGTGGCCAACAAAAGCTACTGGCGCAGGGTGGTGGCTGTTGGCGAAGATTACGTCGACTTGTCGCGCGAGGATTGCGCCGCGGGCAGCGATGCTCCGGCAGCGGGCGACACGCTCGTGCAGATGGGCCACCGCACCAAGGCCGAACGACAGGCAATGATACAAATCCTCGCCTCGGGCGACGATGCGCCGGCCATCGTATGGTATGCCGGCATAAACGGCTACACGCTCGAGGGCAAGCGCACGGCCATCGTCTCGCCCGCCAGGGTGGAGTTCAACACGCAACTCTTCCGACTCGTGTCGGGCAGCGGCGCAAAGGTGGCGATGGCGGCCGACCGCGGTTTGTGGCGGCCGACCGAAAAGTATGCCTATTACGACCGCGTTTCGCACAACGGCTCGCTTTGGCTTTGCGTAGCACCCGAAGGCAAGGAGGTGACGTCCGAGCCTAAGCCCGACAACGGCGAATGGCAACGGCAAGTGAGCCGGGGCGAAAAGGGCGAAAGGGGCGAACCTGCGCTGGAATTGCGCCTGGACATCGTGCGCGGCGACCTGTTCTATCGCGAGGGGCAGGGTTTCGTGGCCGAACTGAAAGCCACCGTGATGAAAGGCGATGCCGACATCACGGCCGCCCTCCACCCATCGCAGCTGGCCTGGACGCGCGAAAGCGAAGACATGGGCGGAGACAAGGAATGGAACGCGAAACACCGCGACCGGGCAGACCGCGTGGAGATAACCACCGACGACTTGACCGAAGGACATACCGCAATAGTATTCACATTATATAATACCGACGGAACTTCGCACGCCAAGGAGGCAATGGAGTTCCCCCATTAAAAACAAATCATGGCAGAAGCAAGAGCAAAAAACAGAGTGGTGTTTAAACGTATAGTAGACGGGCGCACCCTGAATTTCGTACTTAACCCCGACCGCTCCACCACGCAGGTCGTCAGCAAGGACCCCAAGGCCTTCAACCCCGACTTCGCACAGGCGGCCACACCCTTGTACATAACGCCCGTGCTCACGGTGAGCGGTGGCGGCGGGGCCAACCAGGTTAAGGGCACGTGCACGTGGTATGTCAACGGCGCGAAGATCACGTCGGGGCAGAACGGCCTTACCATCGAGACCAGCGGGCAATACCGCCTGAAACTGGCCGCGAACCCCACTACGCCCACCACGCTCGTACGTTGCGAGTACGTGTACCGTGCAGCGGACAGCGGACTGGAAACCACCGTCAGTGCAAGCCTTACCTTGCAGCAGGTGGAGAACGCTGGCACCGTCATCATGGCGGCAATCGATGCTCCCTCACAGATTTTCCAAACGGTGAACAACGAGGTGAAGAACCTCGCCTTTAAGGGGCGCATGCTGCGCGGCGCCACCGACGACACCACCAACGTGGAATACGGTTGGGAGATCACGGGGGCCAACGGCAACTTCTACCGCATCACGGCCGCCACCGCGCCTGCGGGCAGCGGATTGCCCGCAGGAAACCTCTTCGGGGGCTTTAACACCAACACGCTGTCGGTGAGTTCCAAGGCCGTACTTAACGTGGCCACAATCCGGTTGACGGTTAAGGACACCGACCCGTCCAGCTCCACCTACGGCAAGACGGCACAGGCCGTGGTCAGCGTGTTGGATGCCACAGACCCCTTCGAGCTGAACATGGACCTGCCCCAAGGAGACAGCATGAGCGCGGGCAGCGCGGGCCTTCCGCTGGTGTTCTCGCTGTGGCAAGGGGGCAAGGAGGTGGCCGACACGTTCTACGTGGGCAAGACCATCAAGTTTTGGCGATGCACGGAGGCAGGGGCGAAGGACGCCACCTTTGCACCGCCAGCCGCCGACTTTACGGGATGGACCCTCGGCACTGGCCCCACCGCAGGCGAAGTGGCACAGACGTTCGCCGCCAACAAGGCCGCCAAGGCCAACCGCACCGTGGTAATCAAACCCGCGCACATGCTCGAAGGGCAACTCTCCGCATTCGAGGCGCAGGCCGAATTCGATTAAGGCATCATAATCTATATCATCAAAACAAACTATTTAAGGCTGGGATGAAGATACAGGCAAGAAACAAGGTGGTAATCCGCCGTGCGCCGAAAGACGGACGCGACGGGCAAGATGGGCAGAACGGTCTGCCGGGAATGACGTTACAGCTCAATCCCGAGCGCATCGTGTTGGACACCGACGACGACGGCATCGTGCGCAATTTCGCAACGGCCGCATGTACGGTACAATTGCTGCGCGGCACCGCCTCGCTCTCGCCTGCTGTCTTCATCCTCCAACAAGTGCGCTGCTCGGCACGCGTGTCGGGCGGCACCGTACGCATCACCTCCGTGTCCGTCGACCCCGCCACCAAGCAATCCTACGGCAACGCCTACGTAGACGTATCCGCATCGGCCCAGGGGCAGACCCTCAAGGCGCGCATCAGCGTGGGGGTGAACGTGCAAAAGGCCATTGCCCGGCTGGAAAACACCAGCCGCGAAATAACCCAGAGCGTTGAAGGAATAAAGCGCACCGAAAACGAACAGGCACAAACCCTTGCGCGCCTCTCCGTACAGCAGGACCGCATATCGGCACGGGTGTACGAAAACAAGACAAGGCGGCACAACCTGTTGCGCGACACCAAGACCCTGAGGGGCGACTGCACCGTGGGTGCAACAACGATACAAGACCGCAAGGTGCGCGACTTTACCGTGGCCGGGGGCACAGCACCCACGGATGCCGTATACCTGGACATCGTGCAATGGCAAGGATTGGAGCTGAAACCCGACACCCCTTACGCCCTCTCGTTTTGGGCGCGGGGCAGGGGAGAGGCACGCGCATTCCTCTATCCCAGGGCCTGCGCACACAGCAGCAACTCGCAGGGGTTCGAATCCGACTCCAACGACGGGTACAGCGAATTCCAACTCTCAGCCGATTGGCAATGGTGCTGGGTGGTGTTCACTACCGCCCACAAGCTTGACGGCAAGAAGAACCTGCTGCCCTTCCGCCTGATGCCCGGCGCATCGGGCGAGGTTTACGGCGTGTGTCTCGTCGAGGGGACAACGCCCGCGCATTGGCTGCCCTACAATTGGGCACCGCAAAAAAACTACCTGGCACCAGCCTTGGCCGCCGATGCAAGGGTGGGCGACGTTAAGGGTCACGAGGTGGTGGAAGATGCGCAGATGGGAACCGTAAGGCAGCTCACAACTGACGTCGGCAACAACTTCCAACTCGTATTCGACGCTCCCGACTACACGCAGCTCAACAACAAGGCCGTAACCATGTTCATCGTCATGAAGGCCATGTCCGAGGATGCCGCTTGGTGTTTCGGCGGATGGAACGACGACGACGAACTGAAGGGTTCGTTCGCCTTCCTGAACCGCGACTGCGACTACGACTACCTGGGCGACGGATGGCGCAAATACCACACCACGTTTTACAATGTCAATAACCGCCTGTGGGACGGGCACTCGTCTTTTGGGATAAACTCTTTGAAAGGCACCGTGCGCGTCTACTCCGCCGGCGTGGTGCTGGGCGAGGAATGCCCTGAATGGCATACGGTTCCCCTGCGCCGCGGCATGAAGAGTGCGGGACTCGACATCGACAAGGAACGCATCGAACTGAACGGCCGCACGGTGTTCCGCAACGACAACGCCGCCGTGCCGCTGTTCGACAAAAGCGGAAAACTCAATCCCCAGCTCTCCACGGCGCAATATCTCATGAACGTGCTGCGAAGCATGGAGACGGTAATTAACGGCGGACTGGTGATTGCCGGACTGATGGCCGCCAAGGACGGCGAGCAGGTAACGGCCTACCTTAACGGCCTGCGGCAAAAGATGCACGCCCTGGCAGCAGGCGTAAGGAATTTCGGAACGAACGAAGAAACTGCCCTGTCGTACATCAACTTCGACGGCAGTGCGAAATTCGGCAACCTCGGCATCGGCTACGACGGCAGCGTGAACATCATCGACCACGAGGGCAAACCGCGCATCAACATCACGCCCGAGGAGTTACCCGCCGACGGCGAGCTGTTTAAGAAGGCCGACCTGGACAAGGACTTTACGCTTAAAGGAAGCGACCAAGATTTCGTGTACGGCAACACCTACCTTGCCAGCACAGACAGGTTCCCGATAGCCGACGACAACAGCCTTGTGTCGGTAGAGGCAACCGTTACGCTGAAGGGGTATGTGTCATCAAGCATTACGGACGGATTCGAAACGAAGACGGTTACGAACCTTAGCTGCACCCCCAAATTCATGAAGCGTCCCGAAGGCCAGGGCGAGGTGGGGGTGGCGCATTTCGGCGGCACAAGGATACGTTTCGACAACAGCGGCCCACGCGACCACCACAACCTGGTGAGCAAGGGGGCCAACGGCTACGAGATAACGGAAACATTCGAGGTGAAGACCCAAACGGTATTGTCGGCCGGCGAATGGACCTTCGGGGCAGATGTGTTTTTAGGTGAGCGCATCTTCCGCGGTGCGGCCTACATCTCGGCCGCCAAGATAAACGTGAGGCACGGCTATGGGCAACAGTCGCTGCACCTCGCCCACAACGGATTCTCGTCCATACAAAGTGCAAGGCAGGCCTGCTACGTGCGCAACGGCAAGCTGTGCGCTTTCGGCAGCATGAACATTCCGGGAATATTGCTCGCAGGGACGGTAAGCAAGAATGGGACAATCAGCAACGCCTGGGGCGAATATGCCGAGGGGGTATTGCTGCAATACGTTCAGGTCAACGGCAGGAACGTAGCAAGGGTTAATTTCAATAAGACCTTGCCATGTGGTGCTAGCTATGTGGCCATAGCCAACGTAAACGGTTACCCCACGGGTTGCACGGCCGTGGTGTGGGAAAAAACGGCCAAGTATTGTGATTTCATAGTAGAGGATATTGACGGCAGAAAGCCTTATTACGCAGACTTGGATGTGGTTATAATAGGGCGAAACCACACATAAAAGAAAAGCCCCACCTCCGCAACGGGGTGGGGCTTTTCTTCTTAATTCTTTTTCTGGGCTTTCAGCTTTCGCCATTGTGCGCCCGTGATGGGGATAAAGGTATAGGCTTTCTCCAATATCTTATAACACGCCTCGTAGTCGCCCTTGGCGAAGGCCGCACGCACCAGCGGCTCGGCACGCTCCAATTGCGCGTTAGGCACGTAGGCGATGGTGTCCATCTGTGTGGGATTCACTAGTGGCCCACTGTAATCCTTTTCGTATCCGCAGAAGGTAGTATCGCCATTGGCCACATACAAGTCGCGACAGAACACCACGTCGCGCAGTGTGAGGAAAAAGCCTTCGAGCAATGGCTTTTCATCTTCGAATGTGGTATACACCACATCCTTCATCAGCAGCTTCAAGGCGGGGTTTACCGTGTCGCGCATCTCGGCGGTAAAGCCCTTGTCGCCAACGGCAGTGCCGTCGGGTGCAGTGCCCCGCATGGACCATGCCTGCTGCACCACCTGTTTGCCCGTAAGCATGTTGCCATATATGTATGCGCGTGTGCCCTGGGCTGCGCGGATGGGAAAGGGGCGCAGACCGTCGTAAACTTGTTTTTGGGGCTGTTCGGGGTTGTCCTTATGGCAGGCCACGAACAATGCGGGCAAGGCCGCAAGTAAGAGTAATAATGTCTTTCTCATGTCTTTATAAATTTAACGATGGCAAATGTAACGAATTTTCGCGAACGCACCAAGAAAAAAAACATATTTGTAGGATTGTAGGATTGTAGGACGCGAGAAAACGAAATCCGCGGGCGAAAAAATCAAGGGATGTCGGGAGCATCATCGGTTTGTTGAAATTATAATATATTAATTATACTGCAAAGTTATGGTTTTATGCTTAATTGTTTTGGTTTTTACTCACTAATTCATTATCTTTGCCACAGAATACAAACATTACATAACTATAAACTTCAAACGGTGAAAGAGAATGCATTATCAGTAGCCAATTATTTCATTGAATTGGCCAAAAATGATAAGGTAGAAATACGTCCCCTAAAACTGATGAAACTGGTGTACATGGCGTACGGCTATGCACTGGCCATCATCGACCGCTCCATCATCGACCCGCGTTTCGACAAGGTGGAAGCGTGGCGTTACGGCCCTGTGATACCATCCGTGTACCACTCGTTCAAGCAATATCGCGACAGCCCAGTAACAGAGAAAACGGTGGTGATGGTAAGCGATGACGATTACCTGGTGGGGTTCGTCGAGCCTAAGCTGAAAGACAAGAGCGCAAGAAAAGTGTGTGACTTCGTGTGGAAACGATACCGAGACCATTCCGACTCCGAACTGGTTTCCTTGCTTCATGGACAGGCCACACCGTGGGCACAGGTGTACCGCGAAGGGCAGAACTGCACCATACCCGAGGTTATGACCAAAGCCTTTTATAAGGGACTTGTAAAACGATTACTTGCCGTCGCCGATGGAAGATAAGGTGCTTAACAAACTCAACACCCTCGAGGGCGAAGGGGCGACAATATTCGATGCCATAGAGACCGACTATGCCGGTAAACGAAACGACATAGAGCTGAAGAACCTGCAAGAAGATCTTAATGGAAAAAAGCAAGACCGCGAACAACGTGGCAAGTTTGCAGGCCGCATATTCAATTTGATGTGTTATTATCTTGGAGCGGTGATGATTATCGTTATACTTAAGGGGGCAAAGGTACTTGCACTTAGCGATTCGGTTGTCAACGTACTACTTACGACCACGGCGGCCAATATCATAGGCATCTTCATGATTGTGGCTAAATACCTCTTTTACAGGCAAAGCCAACCAGAACGCTAGAGGCAAGGATTAATGGTCAATGTAAAAAATCAAGGGGCGGGAAATATTCCCGCCCCTTTTTCTTTGTCACATCAAATATTATCGTTGAGAAACACGTGGACTTTTCACTTACCCTTATTCACAAGACGCCCCGATAGCCCAGTATGCACTTGTTGGCTTCCTTGATGTCTTTTGGCGTATAGATGTCCGTAATGAGGATGGAAGAGTGGCGCGCCTGGTCGCGCACGGTCAGTATGTCGGTGTTGGCACGTAGCATGTTAGTTATGCCCGTGTCCTTGAGCGAATAGAACTTATACCGCGCGCTCATGTTCAACGCCTTGCGCACACGCCTGTCCCAATAGTCGCGGAACGCCTTCTCGCTGTGGTACGTCTCGCTGGGTTTGAAACCCTCGCCGAAGAGGTAATAATGGCTGGGATTGTTGAAAACGCCCAGTTCCAGCATCAGCTTAAGCACGTGGTCGGGCAGCGTTATCACGGCATCATTATGGTTCTTAGTGTTGCAACCGTGCAGGTGCAGCGTCTTCCGCTTCACCGAAAAATCGCCCACTTTAAGGTAGCTCATTTCCTTGGGGCGCACGAATAGGTAGTGCAGGATGTAGCACGCCAACAGGTAATGCTTGTTATGCTCGCGCAGCCACTCGTTCAGTTCCGTCAGCACCTCGTTGGGGATGACGTCGCGGTTCTTGCGCTGGCTCCTGCGTTGCACCAACGAATAGCAGGCCGTCGGGTCTACGCTTATGTAGCCTCGCTCGAGCAGGTACTTGCTGAACGTCTTGAGCCACGCCAGGTAATTGTTGCGCGTCTGCAACGTGTTGTTACGGTCGATGAAGACATAGTCCAGGAATTGGCCTACCACAAGGTTGTTGAATTGGTAGGCGTAGAAGAGGTTGACTTTCTTCTTCCGTTTCCACTCGCGCAAGACGTTCAGGCAGCTGTTGTACGTCGAGACGGACTCCTCGCGCATGTTGTTCTCGCGATAAAGCTTAAACAGGTATTCCTTATATCTCTCGCACACCATGTCGAACTCCGTGTATTCAAGCGGCTGCACGCTCTCTATCCACGGGTTCCAGCCGTTCATCAGTTTCTCGGTCAGCCGTTTCACGAGGTCTTCGCCATACTGCCGCTGCTGCCGTTTCCCATGGATGTGTCCCAGCATGATCTTCTTCATGCACAACTTGCCCCGCTCCGGATTGAAAGCCGAGAACGCGACGTAACATTCCGAAGCCTGGTGAAACTTCGGCAA